TCCTGTCGGCTTCTGTAAAGTATTACCATCTTTATCTTTAGACCATACATATCCCGCTAGTTCTCTTTTTAGATTTAGACTTTTAGAAGTTATATATATCTCGTTTTGGTTTATTAAGTTTATTCCGTAGATAATAGAGTCTCTACCTTTAGAAACGGGAAAGACTTTATGTCCGTATCCTACTAGTTCGGCAATACTCTTCGGTTCTGCGGAATCTGCGATAATATTTTCTTTTACTCCGTTAGACTCTAGAAATCTTGATATATCTCTATTTAGCATACCTTTTTTATAGAGTACCTCGTCGAAGATATAGGCCTTATTCCATTTATATAAAGATATTAATGTCGACGGATCTATCGAGTAGCCGAAATCCATACCATGTCCTATTAATCTAGATCCTTCGGGTATTTTATCTATTTCTCTCCAATCGGGTATACATGCTCCGCTAAGAGATCCCTGCATCCCTAGTCCGTAGACCTTCCACCAGTTTGCCCAAAAGGTAGAGGTCTTTCCTTTCTCTTTAGCTTTCTCTATTTCTTTAACTAGAGAATCGTCTAGAGCTTCGTTATCTTTATAAGTAAGAGTTATAAAATCTACGTCTGCCTCTCCTAAGATTTCTTTATCTACCCAAAAAACGTGCGAAGGGTTATAGTCTAGCCATACAGTCCCAGACGTTCTAATAGATAACTCGCTGTAACTAGAAAAAGAAATATTATTACACTCATTAATAAAGAGGTCACTTCGCCTAGAACCTCGTAATTTATCTGGCTGGTCGGTAGAAAAAAATTCGATATAGCTTCCATTAGTAAATGTATATTTTAAAGTACTTCGATTAAATTGGTTTTCTCTAAATCTATTTAAGCCTTTTAGGATATTTAGAAAATCCTTTAAAGCTCCCCGCCTTACGGCAGGTATAGATTCCGCAACGACGCTAATTTCTTTTCCCTCGTTTATTATAGCATCGTTAATTAGTATAAGTAATATACAGATAGTTTTTCCCGCACTCGTTCCTCCTTTAACTACACGAGTTCTATTCTTTAGTTTACGAAGTTTATTAAGTGCTATAGTTTTTTTTATCTGCATATAGACTCCGTAGATAAGATAAGGTTAGTCTTAATCTACGAATAAAGGAAGATCCTCCGAGATATTTATATCTTTAGTCTCTCTAGGCTTTCCTGCGTAATAGTTATAAAATAACTGTACAAATTTAAAGTCTTTCTTTTTTAATCCTTCTTCTAAGGCGGTAAATGCTAGAGGTTCTAATGGGCCCAGCTTTTCTATTAAAGCTACTTCTTCGGCCTTCGCTTTTCTTCCTGCGTTCTTATGTCCTCCGTTATTTTTTCTACCGTCCACTAGAATTAAAAAACATTATTAATAATTATATAATAAAAAAAAAGCCTAACTGTTAAGAGATTCTATATATTTTTTTTCTAATTCTTTATAAAGTCTTAGGGTTTTTCTTAGATCTATTAAGGCCGATGCGTATCTTTTTTTATAGTAACTAGCAGGATTACGGTCTTTCTCTCTATTACTCGTAGATCTTCTAATTATAGAGTCTATACGAATATAAGTATCTAGATAATAAGAAGCATCTTTATATATACTTATTTGATTATCGAATACTTTAAGGCCGTTAATTACAGTAGCGTGGTTCTTCTTTACGGAAGCTCCTATAGAGGATAAGGATTCTCTAGTATGTTCGGTAGCTAACTTATAATATATAGCTCTATTTTAGTATTATTTTCTACTATTTCTTTTATTTTCTCTAATCTCATTTATTCTAATTTTAATTGCGTTAATAGTATTTTTATCTATTTCTTTAATAGCTTTTAGTATTCCTGCGCATGCTTCGTAATCTTCGACTGCTTCGTAATAAAAAATTGCTTTTTCTAAATCTTTTATAGAAGCACCGTCCGATATATCCTGTAAGGCTAGAAGGTAAAAGTCATTTATTATTTTCCGATTCAAGAGGTTCTTTTTTAAACTCCTCTAAATTAAATACAATTCTCGGTGTTTTCTTAAATTCATAATATTTTGTTTTAATTAATTCTCTAAGGTCTCTATGATATATTACGTTATCGGTTAGGCATCTAATAAATAAGTAAGGTATTATTCCCGTCTTTTCGTAAAGTCTTATCCTAGCGTTAACCTGCCAAGGCGGTAATCCGTGACCTTCGAAGGGTAGGCCGTAATATTTTTCGGGAGTAGCCTTCTCCTGCGTCTTTATTTCCCCGCAATAATATTTTCCGTCGTATTCGAATATTAGATCTGCTTGTAAAAAACTTATACTTTTTCTTTTAAGAAATTCTCTTATATCATTCTCTCCTTCGAATCCCTTTTTTATATTATCGTAATTCGCATCGAAGAAAGTCGGTGGCTCTTCTAGTTCTCCGAATATATTTATTTGTTTTCCCATTTACTTAATATTAAATTATATACTTGTTTCGCTACCGCACGCATTAATAAAGGAGGTACGGCTCTCCCTAATCTCTCTATCTTTTCTCTATAAGATCCCGTTAATATATAATCTTCGGGGAAGGACATAATCCTTTTAGCTTCCTTTACGGTAAATTTTCTATTATTCCAATGTATTATAGAAGCTGCGCCTATAGATCCCGCAGTCTGTGTAAGAGTTCCCGAAGGTTTATTACTATCTACTTTTATTAGATTGAAATATTTTTCGCTCTGTTCTCCCTCTTTTAGTTTTATAGCTTCTTTATAAATAGCGAATCTATCTATATTAACCTCCTCTAATTCCTCTTTAGTATGCTCTATACTTTCGAAAGCCTCTTTAAGAGAATATATATAATCGTTCGCTTTAGGATATTTAAAAGTAATATCTATATCTTTTCTTACTCCTACTATAATTAGTCTTTCTCTAGATTGCGGTACTCCGTAATATTTAGAGTTAAGTACTTTATAATATACTTTATAACCTAAGTTAGTTAGAGTATGGTATATTGTCTCGTTATGTTCTCCGAATAATCCGAGCTGTGAGCTTCCGAAAAAGTACTTTGCGCTTCCTATTAGTAACCCTTTTACGTTCTCGGCTATAAATACCTTAGGCCTTAACTCTTCTATTAATCTAGCATATTCGAAAAAAAGATCGTCCGTAGTCTGGACCTTATCGCTATATTTTTTTTCCTTTCCCCAGTCCTTTTCTCTATTTCCCGATAAGGAGAAGGAAGCACAGGGAGGAGATCCGTCTAGTATATCTAGATCCTTTATATTTAAATCTCTAATAATAGTATCTCCTTTTAGTTCTCTTATATCGCTAGGATATATTTTAGTATCGGGCCAGTTAGCTCTATAGGTATCTCTAGCACTTTCTACGAATTCGTTTATTGCTAATACTTCTCCTCCCGCTAATCTATAACCTAAAGAAGATCCTCCTCCTCCTGCGAACGTAGAAACTACTTTAAATAGTTTTTTATTAGATTCTCTTTTTACTTCTTCTAAGTATAAGGGATTATATTTTATTTTAGTAGTATCCATCCTTTAAAATTAAGAGACTGGAAAAAAGACTCTATATGTTTAAAACCCGCCTCTTTAAATAATTCTATATTTTCTTTTTCGGTAATAGGAAACATAATCCGCCTTAGATCTTTCTGCTTATTTAAAATATCTACAGCCGTAAAAAACTCCTTTTTATAATCGTATAAAGAAAATGTAAATATATCTTGTAATTTAGAATTCTCTAAAAATATCTTTTCGGTAATTATTAAAGCTCCTCCTTTTACTAAAGAATTATAAACGTTCTTTAAAATAGTAAGCCTTTTACTATAATCTATAAACTGTAAAGTAAATATAGAGTAAACTATAGAAGCGTTAATTAATCCTAAATTATCTTTAGTTATATCTTTATTAAAAAAGAATAGTCTCCCTTTTTTATTATCTACTTTTTCGTATACGGGTAATAAGTTAGTAGAAATATCTAAACCTATAAAAGAGGCTTTACTATCGTCTCTAGAATGTAATCTTTTTAAAAGTGTTCCCGTACTACATCCTAGATCGTATACGTTATATCCGTCTCTAATAAAATAAGTAGATATATTTTCTATAACTTTTATAAGAGTAGAATAAGAAGGAATACTTTTAGAGATATGTTTATCGAAGTCCTTAATAGTTTCGAAGCTAAACTTACTCATAGTATCCCCCTTAATATATATTGATCTATATCGTTATCCTCTCTAAAGAAGTATTTATATATACCTACGGCTTGTAAGAATTTTGTTCTACCCGATTCTATAAATTCTTCGCTAGTTTCGAAGATCCCTATATCGGTAGATCCTTTATCTACTACTATAAACTTACATATTTTCTTATTAAAGATCTTTAAATATAGATACGCTTGTAGATCGTATCCGAATTTAGAGGCCGCAAATCTAAAAGTACTAAGGTCAGAAGTAGATTTTAAGTCTATAATAGCTTTATCTCTAAGAATGTCCGCCTTAGCTCTAAAAGGTAAACCTTCTAGCATAGTAATATTAGGAACTTCGAATTCTGATTTATTAAGATACTTTAATACTTCTTCGTTTCTTAGAAGAGCATCCGCTAGTCTTTCGGTTTCGTTTATCTCTCTCCTTAGATATACTTCTCCGTTCTTTTCTACCGCATCTTTATATACTTTAGAATTTTTAGAAGCTACGTCTACTATAGATAACTTATCTATTTTATGTGGCTCTAATACCATCCAGTGTAAGAGCTTACCCGTTCTTAAAGCAGGTGTATCTTCCGATCCGTATTTAGTAACGTTTCTATATGTCTTAGGAGACTTTAAAAGAGTTTTAAGTAAGCTACTACTTAAAGCGTTCTTTCCTAAATGCCCGTAATAGAAATCGTCGTCGTGCATTTTTTCTATTAGATCTTTTTTATAAAAAGACTCGTTATTTAATAGAGTAATCATAATTCTTCTCGTTTAATTTTACCTAACTCTCTCTCTACGTGGTTAGGATCTTTAGCTCTTTCGTAAAGCTCTTTAACACATGCCTTACGATAAGCTACTAGCAAATCGGGATTATTAGCATCCTGTAGTAAGGTCTCGTTAGTCGATAATAAATATAAAAGATTTCCTAAAGCCATATTTTATTTTATTAAAGTTGCTAATATCTCTCCTGTCTTTCTTATAATAAACTTATCCGTAATATTATTCTGAAAGTCTAAGGCTCTATCTAAAGCGTTCTCTCCCTCGAAATAATGCTTAAAAGTAGAGACTCCTAAATAAGATTTATAAAAACGCTGAGGACTATCTACTGTAGTTATTAACTTATAAGAGCTTCTTTCTTTATTAGACATTAATCTAGTTCTAAAAGTTATCCCCTTATAATTACCTATACCCGTAGATATAATAATCTCT